CTTGCTGAGAAGCATTGAGCTGAATAGCCGGATCATTCTCAATCTCAATTGAGTTTTGCCTGTTTTTAGGATCCTGTAGTCGTGCTTCACGGCGAGTGAATGCGCCTGCCAGTTCCTTGTCGGGGTCAGCATACCGCTGCGAAAATTCCTGAAAAGAAAATGAGCGGTGTCTTAGAATTTGCCGAGCAATATCCCGAGTTGTAGTGATTTCTAAACAAGCACTTGCCATTTCCAATGGTGACCAGTGCTGGTTTTTAATAAGATACTGAACGAGCTTGTCAGCTGTCTTTTTATTTTGTTGATTGCCTGGATTCGAGACTCTTGCGCAAAACGCTACAAGATCTTGTGTGTCCTCGATTCCCTGCACCCTGAACTCTTCGGTCGGGATGCTGTGGCTTACTAGTTTTACTTGCATTATGCTACCTTTGAAAAGTTTCTTTCTTTTACGAACTCAATCTTCGATCTGAACTTACCGTCAAGTAAATCTCCCTTATGTGATATTACAAAGACGTTCGTTCCATCCTCAAGAGTACCGAGAATCTTCATAAGATTATCGATACCATCGTGGTCGAGAGATGAGTCGAATGTTTCATCAAGGATGAGAAGATTCGTAGATGCTGAGTTCTTCATCCTAGCGATCTGTCGCCAGGTGAATAGAAGAGCCAGATCAATACGTTGCTTTTCGCCCTCGCTAAACGAAGAATAGTTAAAAGTATCACGATATCTTGATTTAATCGACTCGTTAAAGTTTTCATCCAAATCAAATGATACGAAAAAATCAAGTGTATTAAGATATTTATTCACTAAGTTATTCATAACCGGCAAATATTCTTTAACAATTTTAGTTTTGATACCACTATCCTTGAGCATCTCGCCAGCTGCATCATTATAGGATTTCTCATCGATGTACTGAAGCTTGCGTTCTGCAATATCATCTCGTTCATCAATAAGAGTTTGTAGTTCTGTATTGGCCTCACCAAGATCACCGGTTGAACCGGTAAGATTTTCAATATCTGTACGAAGAGCTTTGATTTGATCCTGTAATCTACCAATAGTAATATTGTTTGAATGAATTTCAGATTGCTTTTCGCGAATCTGGTTTGACGTTTCCTGTACCTCATTTAAATTAGTGACAACCGTATTCATTTCAGTTTGTACTTCGCCAAGTGCATCTTGAACTTTTTTGGCTTTTGCTTTTGCTTCGCCTAACTTCTTATCTCGAAGTTCCTGCCCAATCTCTTGTTCACATGTAGGACATTCGCTGTTATCTTCATAGAACTTGGCATCATTTACAGTAGTTTTGACTTGTTGTTCAAACTGGTGTTTGTAGTTGAGGAGTGCTTGCTTTTTGTCATTCAATTCTTTCAGGCCAGCTTCTACAGCTGTTTGATTATCTGTCACAAACTGTGTAGCTTCATTGGAATGCTGCTGCAGGTCATAGACTTCGTTTTCGCAATCTGCAATCTCTTGTTCTTTATCGCTTTTCTTTTCTTCGTTGAGTTCAGTAATGTCACGAATGTACTTGCGCTGTAGATTGATTTTTTCTTTTGCAAGATCAAGTTGGTAGTTTGTATCAGTAATCTCCTGTTTGAGAGTAACATTTTTCTCACGTAAGATTTGATTCATCTTTGTGAATACTTGAATGTCAAGTAAGTCTTCAATCACTTCACGTCTATGGTGAGATGATAGCTGCATAAAAGGAATAAACGATGAAGAGCCAAGTACCACAATCTGATGAAATGATTTATGATTGAGCTTAAGGATATTTTGCTCAAGAAACTTTTGATAGTCACGAGCAGCCGAAGCCTGATTAATCATATTGCCATTTTGCCAGATCTCAAACTTGTTTGGTTTGATACCTCTTACAATCTTAAATGAGTGTGATCCAATATCAAACTCCACTTCAACCAAACAGCTTTTGCCATTGATGGTATTAATCATCTGTGATTTATTGATATTGCGATGTGGTTTACCAAACAAACCAAAAGACACTGCATCGAGCAAGGTTGACTTGCCAGATCCATTATCACCAACAATCAATGTACTTGGTGATCGGTCAAGTTGAATATGTGTAAAGTTATCGCCCGTTGAAAGAAAGTTCTTCCAACGTACGTTCCTAAAAATAATCATCTATAGAATTTCCCTATTCTGCGCTTCTACATAAAGGCCACGCATAACCGCCTTCATTCTATCTTTGTTTAATTCAGTGTCAACTGCATCTACGTATGAGTCAAGAAGTTCAGTGGTATCTTCTACACTGATGCTTTCATCCATTACATTTTCGCCTGAAAACTCGTCAAAGGTTTCTGCAATCTTTAACTCATGAATGTTTTCTTGAGAAATACGATCAATAAAGCGATCAAAGACAAATGGATCTGTTTTGTTTACAACTACTACTTTTACGAACTGGTCATTGTACATGTCAGTAGGTTGCATATTGTAATCTGTTGAAGTATCATCATAGAATACTTTCTTAAAGATTGTGAGTGGATTACGAACCTGTGTAAGTTCACGAGTTTCGGTATCAATCACATGAAAGTATTTAGGATCTCCAGCATCTGCCCAAGTAAATTCCATTTGAGAACCAAGGTAGTGAATATTACCTTGACTTGACTTTGTATGGAAGTGGCCTGATAGCACAGCTTCGAAGCGATTGAAGACGTCTGTACCCATACCATGAGTATTCTTGACACCTCTCATCATGTCAAAGCCAATAAGCTCAAGGTGAGCAGCTACCCAATCTGCAGGTACTTGCTGTAGCCATGCCATTGTTGATTGATGATTTTCATTGTTGATCCATGGAACACATGCCACTTTCAAAGTGTCGTATGTTACAACGGTAGGTTCCATCATAATGTTAACGTTACTTGTAAAGTAACCAAGCAGCTCTTTCAATGAGCAGAGCTGATTTGTATTTTTGTAGTACACATCGTGATTACCCGGAAAGATGTCCATAGTAATACCTAAGTCACGCATAGGTTCTAGAAACACTTTACGGTTATCATTGAGTGCTTTGAAATTAACAAACTTACGGTGATCATAGTAATCACCTAAGTGCAAGATCTGTTTGATGTTATGTTCCTTCATATAAGGAAAGAACACTTCAGTGTAAAACTTTTCTTGATATTTCAAAAATATGTCTGAGCTATTTCTGACGCCACAATGGGTGTCATTCAAGACTGCAACTTTCATTCATTACCCCATAAACAGTTCAATGCCTGTTTTTTTCTTTTCTGGTGCCTTTTTCTTCTTTTCCTCTTTAGCAAAATCAGAAATGGCTTTATCGTTTGAGCGAACGACATCAATCCGTTCGCGAAGCTGGTCAACAAACGATCTTGTTACAGACATGTCTGCTGCTCCGCCAATTTGGTCATATTGGACAAAGTCTTCAATTCCTGCCCGTTCAATAAATTTGAATTTAATATCCTGCTGCTTCTTTTCCTTTGCAAGCCTGCGTAGGAAAGCATAGTAACAGATCTGTGTAAAGTACGCAAAAGCGTTAGGATTGCCTGTTCGTGTTGCCGCATCGATATTGTAGTTGGTAATTGCTTTGAGGCAGTTTTCTACTGCGTCCATCACCATCTCTTCTCGATACGTGTACCTGATAAAGTTAGCCTTATGTGATAACCCTTCGGCAATCTTAAGGAAACATTCTGCAATGTAATTAGGTACGTTTGGAATAGTCTTTCCAGAAGCCTGAGCTTCATTTACGGTTTTCACGTATTCTACCACAGCTAACGAGAACTCTTTGTTATTCACGTAGTGAGGTTTTTGTTTTTTCATCGTATCCTCCAATGATTATGATATTATTATACCACAAACGTAAGGTATTGTAAACCATTAATTTTTTTCACTTTTGTGCATTTTAGGGGTTTACAAAACCGTAAAACTGTGGTATAATTAACTGTGGTTAAGGGGGGAGGATATACCAGTTCTAGTGAAAGGTCTTTGGTCCTGGAAACTTAATGATATTTCCGTCGCTATCGGTAAGTTCATGATCATCGGCCAGTTCTTCAACTTCGTAATCCTCAAATGGTTCTGGTTCTTCATCCATTCGCAAGCAAATTTGAATGTATCTTTCTTTAACCACATCTAAGCATTCCGAATGAGATACGACGTTATTCGGGTTTACCACGCACTCGTCTTTATCCGCAAATGGGTGCCATTGCGAAAAGAAGAATCCTCCCTTTGCAGCTCGATGGATTTGCAATGGGCGTTCCAATACAATAATCTCGTCGCTTCTATTTCCGGCAACGTAGCTTATCACTTCATCGCCTGAGGTAAACTTAATATGTCTTATGTTGACACCGTCGTAATCTTTCATATATCAATCTCGTAGATGTTATAGTTGAACTTTTCTCTTGAGTATATCTTAATACGTTCTGCAGCATGCAATAGAGTATAGTTTTTGTTTTTCTTCCAATGCAAGTCGTCTGCAATGTCATATAATGTAGTAGGTCTACCATCATCGCTTTTTCTTAACCCTCTACCAATACTCTGTAAAATACGTATCTGGCTTTTAGAAGGAGAAGCAAATATGATATTATGAAGGTTCCTAATATTTATACCTGTCGAGAATGTTCCCATACTCGCTACAATAATTGCATTCTTTTCGTTTTCTGTAATGCTTCGAATCTGTTCACGTGAATCTACATCTGTTTCACCTGACACATAAAAGATCTTACGTCTCCTATGAGCTTTGTCGGTGATCATAGTGTGTAGTGGCTTACCGTGTTTTTCTACAAACTGAAACAGGATAAGTGTGTTTCCGTCCTGGTCAAGTGCAAGATTCGTAATGAACTTATTCCTTGCTTCATGCTTCACAATAAAGTCAACTTCTTCTTGATACTTTGACTTGTTCATAAGCTTACACAACTCGTCTGAATACTTGAGTAGCAACACCTTAATATCAAGCTCAGCCAGTGAGCCTTTTTCCATCAAGTCTTTTGTCGTTGTAACTTTGAATGTTCTGCCGAATAAGCCTTCCAAAACAAGCTGATGAGTCTGTGTTCCGTCAAGTGTACCGGTGGTTCCAATCCTATATTCAGCATCTCTCATCTTGCCAAGGATTGAAGTAAGCGATTTTGCTTTAAAGTTATGAGCTTCATCACCGACAACCATGCCAAACTGCTCAAACCATTTTCCTGGCATCTTGTAAATTGACTGCCAAGTACTAATAATAATACGTTCTTGATCTGCAAACTTAGGTCGACCTGAATAAATCCTATGCATCATATCCTCACCAAAGTTTTCATCATACTGCGAGTAATCTGCAAAGTCGCTAAACATCTGTTGAACAAGCGATGTTGTTGGTACCACCACAAGAATCTTCTTGTTATAGTTTTCAAGGTAGTATCTTGCCATGCAGTAAATGATAAGTGATTTACCTGATGCAGTTGGCGATAACAGCAAAGATCCTTTACGTGATAAGCCGTGTTCAATCGCAGCGCGCTGGTAATCACGTACTTCGATCTTATTACCTTTCGACGTCAACGTAAGATCATTAATGAATCCCATGTCAATGTCCTGCTTAATTGCAGGATATCCATAGTAGTTATCGTGTTCAAGTTCAATCTTATAGTCACGACCATCTACTGCAGCAAACTCTTCAATATAATCATACAGGCCTGCGTATAATTCGCGAGTCTGTGTATTGAACAGACGAATCTTTCCATCCCACATTTTGTTTCGATATGCTGGCATAAATTTATAACCAGGAACGTAAAATGTAAAGAAGTCACTGAGTTCATTTAACGTCGATGGTTCACCATCAACTGTAATATATGCGTGGTTTTTCTTCTTAATAGTTAAAGTAGACATTAGACACCCGAAGTAAATTTCCTCCATTCAATCATGTTCTTAATTGTTTGGTGCCTCCATTTGATATTTTCAAGGATTTCTTTGAGAGTATCGATTTGAACTTTAAGCAGTTCAATTCTTGCTTGTGCTTCTTGAATATGTATATCCGAGTCATAGTAGTAATCCATCTCGCCTTTGAGGATCTTCAGTCCGTCAAGAGGATCATAACTCCAGCCAAGCTCGTCGATTTGTGCTTTACTTAACTTGCCATTGTACCACAACCATTTTTGCTTAAGTAGTACTTTAAAGTCGAGCTCGCGTTTACGAAGCTGCAGCTTTGCATTCGAATGTAGTTCAAGATATTTTGAATGAAGTTTAGCGCCATCCATTGAGGCGGTGTCTAAATGCATCTCATCGATCTGAGAGTCACGTTTCCACATTTCGTATATATCATCAAGTGTCATAATCTAGTCCTAAAGTTTTATTTATTTAAACTTATAATAGCTGTAGTTGAAAGAAGCAACTGCAGTAAGGTATTCAACATCAGTAACGTTTGTAGAGAAAGGAAGCGAACTTAGCGAAATTGGATATGCATCTACAAATATGATTTCTTGTCCTACGTTGTTATGGCTAGTCAAAATTTGTAGCGTCAAGTCTCTTGTCTTTCTGCTTGTGTAACTTGCTTGATCCGGCTCAATGACCAGACCAAGAATCCAGTCATGAATCTCTTTATAGTTCATGAGATCTTCATCGATCAAAAATGCAACTTCAAGCGATGCATATTCAAGCTTGTCAGGCATGGCAGCAATATTACGTTGTTTATATAGCAATGGAGCTCCAGCCGTTGAAACATCGGGCAAGCTTGCAGTTTGCACAAAGTACTGTGCGTTCTTGTATTTCAAAGAATCGATGAGAAGTCTAAAGCCTGACGGATTTACAAACGCAGTTTGATCCTGTGTCGGTGCTTGATAATCATCACTAAAATTAACTTTAGTCGTGTAAGGCATTATTAATCCTCATAAATGTAGGCATCTTCTTGATCCCTTTTCTTTCTATTTTTAATCCAAGCCATGTACATTTTGATACGCAGCAAATAATTCTTCAGCAATTTTTTCATGGCCCTTTTCATTCGGATGATAGTCTCCATTTTGCTTCCCAGGCTCCGAAGGTTTTAAGACGTAAGAACGTCCCCAAGTTTCAGGATCCCAGTCTTTCCATTTATCTGCAAAAGCCCATCCTCCAAGTTGTGCCCAATAAGGCCAACCAACATGTAGCCCACCGTCAATATTAAAAGCATGCGGGCTTTCGAAAGCTTTTTCCGGAAATCCGCAGAAAGCTTCTCTCCACAATTGCTTAAGTCTTTCAGGTGCATCGGGTATTGCCTGCACATCGCCTTGATCAAGTCTTTTACTAATTTCTTTTTCTTCAATACTATTTATATCACCTGCGTATTGAAACAAAATTTGTTTAACCATATTTGATGATATGGGTTGATTTGCATGACCCATAATTAGCTTAATATTATTTCTTTCACAGAAATCCTGAGCTTGCATGAATGTTCTTAAAGCGCTATGTGCTATGCTGGCTAGCCAAGTTGCTTTTTTTAACACACCTAATGCGATATCAACTTTATCTGCATTGCGAGAAGGTGCATAGTAATCATCACTTTGATCTATAAGATAATTGTTTCGAATTTCCGACAGCACAATTAAGTTACTGTTGAATATATCGAATCTATCCCAACTCGACCATAGTATGAAAATCGCTTCCGGAAGCATATCTTCTTCAAGAAGCATGATATCTTGTATTTGATTCCATATTCTTTGATTGCCCGCTCCTGAAATACCAGTGTTCCAATACTTTTCATAGCCGAGTTTATGAGCTATCACTTCCGGCCATTTAGCATATTTCCAATCATCTCTAATCAGAGTGTCAGGATCATAACTGCTGTAATCACCTTGAAAGAAATGATCGGTGTAACTGCAACCTCCACAAATGATGTATGGTTTTTTCTTATCAGTGGATGAGCAAAAGCGATTTCCCCTATAGTAATCCCACTGTCTTTCTTTCCAATCTTGACCTCTTGGTCTTTGATTTCGAGTTATATAAGGATACTTGAACTGCGCATCAGTAAACTGCGATTTCATATTTTTTACTCCACCTTTGGCCATCTTCCCATGTATTGACCATGGGTTCGCCTTTTACATTCAATGATGTATTTAATAACATAGGACATCTCGTTGCTTTAAACCATTCTTCTAGGATCGGTCGCAGTATAGACTTACAGTCTTTCCGCACGACTTGCACACGGGACGATCCATCTACATGAATAACTGACTTGTAATCGTGGTTTGCCTTTGCAACATACTGCATGTATTCATTCATCGGTCCTTCAAAAAACTGCTCGGAATATTCTTCCAGGATGGCTGGTGCAAAGGGCCTAAATTTTTGTCTTCTTTTGATGGCGTTAACAGTGTCCTTAATATCATGACGGGGGTCAGCAAGAAGACTGCGATTACCAAGGGCGCGAGGACCAAACTCAGCACGGCCATGAACCACACCACAAATGCGATGCTGAAGAAGATGTCCAGCAATTTCACGGGGATTTGCACTAACGTCGACATTTTTACCAAGATAAGTATCCTTCCATTTGAGGGGTTTATCGAGATATGCAGCTGCAGCCCCTAAACTTGCACCTGCATCGCCTGGGTTCGGCATGATCCAGACTTTGTCAAATAACCAATGTATCTTACTATTTACTACGCAATTAAGAGCAACTCCTCCTGCATAGCAAAGGTACTTTGAGTATTCCCTTGCTTTTTGCATAATTTGAATAATCTTTTGTTCGAGCAACCATTGGGCAGACGCAGCTAGGTCTTCATTCCTTGCATTAGGAAATATGTTACCACATCCCTTGTGCAGATTAACTTGCAAAACGTCTTCAAGATTATACACCGGTTCTCCAAACCCGGCCATGCCCATAGTAATGTACTCATCTTCCATAGGCTTGAGTCCAATCCTCTGTGTGATTGCAGAATAAAACAAGCCAAGTGAGTAAGGATATTTTTGTGACCAAACTTTCTTTTTCTTATACCAAATGGAAACAGTATCCCATTCGCCAATAGCATCAACCACCACACAAACAGGCTCTTCCGGCCACGGGCGGGTGTAGTACGCGCCTGCCGCGTGCGACCAATGATGAGATACAGACTTATGTCTACCTCTCCATTTGATCTTTTGTCCTGCATAAAGTCGTCGAGTATTCTTGAGAATTTGCTTCTCATAGAACACTTCCACTCCTTGATTCGGAGGCATATCGGGGTGTAAGTTTTTGTCGTTCTTTATACGACTATATCGTTCAGCATGACCAGCATATATGATATTACCTTTCAAGTCAATAATCGTTTTAGCTGCATCATGAAATCCATAAGACAAACCGGTAATCATAAATCTATTTATCCAATAAAAAAGGGAGGCCGAAGCCTCCCTTTGATCTTGAAGGTGTTAATCCTATGAAAGGATGTTAGTGATCTTCGTGATACGATAGTACTGGTTAGCACGATCTGTACCAGTCGAACCGTCGGTTGCTACGAACGGGTTAGCAATCATGCCGTAGCGAGTCTTAAACCCGATCTTCGGCTGGAAGCTGTTCTCACCCACTGCACGGACCATTGTTAACGGTACGTATGGGCAGTAGAAGATACCTGCATCGTACGGGTTAGCACCCTTGTAACCGATGTTGACGTAATCTACAGAAGCATACGGGTCGATGTAGACCTTCATGCCGCCTGCAAGAGTACCGGCGAAAGTTGTGCCAGTGTCGTCAACTGTCAGGCCTGCGTTACCCTGCAGAGCAGGAGTATAGTCAAGCATGCCAGAAGCAGACAGGGCAGCCGCTACGTCAGAAGAACACAGGATAAAGTTACCCTTACCTCTACGTGTTTCTTTTGCGATCACGTTGGCTTCTCTCATCAGCTGTACCAACAGACCCTTATACTTTTCTACGCTCCAGCGACCGTCAGAATCTGCGTTCACGTCGAAAGTACCAGCAGTAGTGATATCACCCTGCTGCGAACCTGCTTTAGCTTTCAGGTTGATTGTGCGTACAACTTCTCTGTTGATTTCAGCAAGGATCTCAGCAGAAAGGATGTTTGCCAGCTCGGACTCAGCGTCAAGACCGTGGATTGCTTTCAGGTCTTGTGCCAGTTCCATGGTGTACTCAGCTTTCAGTGCACGGCTCTTGGCAGTGACTGTAGCTTTCTCGATTGAGAAGGCCATTTCAGCAAAGTTAGTACCGCCACCATCGCCAAGGGCTTCAGCAGCAGAAGTTGCCATACCTGTACCAGGCGCGTAATCAGCTACGGTATCGGCGTCACCGGAATCACCAGCGAACGGATCATTAGAAGCAGTAGCTGAGCCAGAAGCTGCACCGGCAAATGCAGTGTCGGCTTCGTTGAACAGAGCCTCAGTACCACCCTGTGAGGTGTACTTCGACTTCATGGCGAAGATCAGGCCAGTTGGGCCAGTCATCGGCTGAACGCCTGCGATATCGTAAGCGATCAGATTAGGCATCGCACGTCTTACGAGACCGATAAGGATCGGGTCCCAGTTGTCGATGTTCGAGCCAGTTGCGTTGGCAGGTGCTTCAGAAAGCTGAAACTGCTGATGATTACGCTCTTCCTGAAGAGCCTTTTCAGTGTTTTCCAGAACTGTTGCAGTAACTGCTCTTTTATGCTTGTCGGCAAGTGCGCCAGCATCCTGAGAGTCCAGGACCGGTGCCCACTTTTCCATAAGTTTATCACTTGTAAACATTATAGTTTCTCCCTATGTTTATTTTTTAAGTGCAGCGAGATAGCGGGACATGGTGTCAGATACTTGAACTTCTTCAGTCTCTTCATCCAGTTCTACTGTCTCAGTTGGTGTTTCAGCTGGAGCAGCCTTAAAATACGATTCTTTCAGTGTTGCAACCTTGGATGCGAAATCCTCGGCATTGTCGAAAGAAACGCCTTCAGCCAGCGACTTCAACTTTTCGGTTTGTGCCTCAGAAAGATCTGCAGCAGCTTCATTGATTACGTGTTCCTTAGAAAGGTCAGCAACCTGCTCTTTGAGCTTGATGTTATTTTCAATAGAAGCATTTAACTGCTCTTCCAGGTCATCGTTTCTCTTGGCCATATCATCGACCAGATCAACCTTAGACTCAGGAACTTCAATGTAATGCTCATTGAATACACCATGAAGTGCTTTCATGAAAGATTCTGAAATCTCATTGCGGAGACCGCTTTCGATTGCCAGTTTATTCTCTTCCATCCAGTTTTCTACGACGTAGTTTAGGTAGCCATCAACTTTCTCTACGAGTTCATTGTGGATACGTGTGGTTTCTTCAGCAAGCTCTTCCTTGTACTGCTCTTCTAAGCTGTCCACAGTTTCAGCAACTTTTGCTTTTACTGCTGCTTCAAAGATAACTTCTGCTTTAGCGCGGAAGCCATCAGAAAGGGTTGCTTCAGATTCTACAAGCGCGTTGAGATCTTCATCAAAGTTGTTCTCTGCGATTGCTTCGTCATCGACGTCAACGTCTTCTTTCGCCATCATTTTTTGATAAGCAGCCATAAGATCGCCTTTTTTCATCTTTGACATTTCTTTGTACATCGCATTGATCATACCAGCCTTGGTCTTAGGTGCTGCGGCTTGTGTAGGCTCGCTCTTATCGATTGCAGCCTTAGTGTCGTCAGCAGCTTTTTCACCATCAGCCTCAGGGGCTGCGGCTTCGTCCAAAGAATCCTCGTTAACTTCGTCAACAATTTCATCTTGGAGTTGATCTTCTACGATGTCTTCAGTTTTGACTTCTTCAGACATGTGTTACTCCTCCGAGTGTTAAAGTTTGGAGAGGAAATCTTTGAAGGCCTTCATCTGCATTTCTGGAGATGTGCTTTCTTTGATCTCAGTCTCGAGTTTTTCAATTTCCTGAACCTTAAATGTTCCGTTTTCAAGGATCCATTCAACACCTTCCATGACTCCGTTAACGAAGGCTTGAGGTGCCGAAGGATCTTGAACAACGTCAATGGCATTTAACATAAAGTCACCCTTTACGTAATTAGTACCATTTCTTGGTTCAAGACTACCCATACCACGACTTGACACTGCCAACTGAACTCCTCCTTCCATGAGACCTTGAACGATTTGTCCCATCGGAGTATTCAAGACAGTTGCCTTTCCCACCACATTACTACCTTGCCAACTTAGCTCGGTAATCTTATGGGAAACTTTATCCAAATTAATCGTTGGTCCTTCAGGGTGGTTCAATTCACCGACCGCACGACCTTTGGAAACCTGTTCTGCAGTGTACTTGTTAACTGCGTTTTCAAGTACCTGCTTTGGATAGATACGGCCGTTTCTATTTTTTTGATCGGCCTGCATGAATACACCTTCGATGACAAGTTGCTTCTTGCCATCTTTTTCTTCGGTGATATAGCTTAACTCTACATCGTTATGTTCTGTTATAAGCTTCATTTATCCACCCATTAAATCTGTAAATTCTTTAGCAGCTTTTTCGGCTTCTTTTGCACTTTTAAATTCGTCTAACTTATCACCATCAACGTAAACACAAAAGAAATTACCTTTTTTAGTAATCACTGCTTCATATTTCTTTTTCTTTCCGACTTTAAACTTTTTTACAAGTTTTTCGCCGGGCTTAACCTTGTAGGCCTCAGCTAGATTCGTCCGAAACTGCTTGAACGTCTTCATCTTCTACTTCTTCCTCTTCCGATTCCTCAGTTTCATCATCAGAAAGAACATCACTATCCTTTCCATCTGCGTCAACTGATTCTTCTTCTCCAGTTTCTTCGTCTTCATCTTCTTCGACTTCTACATCTTCGATGTCGACTTCCTCGTCAGCACCAAAGGATTTGGCCAATTCAATTTTTTTCGCGTCTAGAGCAGCATTAATCTTGTCACTCATAAGCGCAGAAAATTTATTGTTAGCATCAGCCATTTTATTTCCGGCCAAGTCAACAATCATATCAGAAACATCCATAAATTTTCTCCTTGATTTTATTTATAAAAAATTAGATTTCATCGTCATCTTCTGACGATTTTTCCTTGTCACTATCAGGGATCATGTCATCCACATCACCTTCAGCTTTAATTTGAGAATCGATTTTTTGCATTTCTGCTTCATCTTGGAAAAGTACATTCCTGCGGATCCATTCCACAGAAAAATATTTGCCAACATACTCATCAATTTCTCGTAAAGTTCCAAGTCTTTCACGAAGAAGCTCAGATTCTTTGAGTTCTGAAAAATGTGAGTCTTTCATAAAGTCAAAGCGAATCTTGTTCGAAATTTCTTTAAACTCATCTTCAGTAAGAATGCCTTTTAAGACGAGCTGCGTTTTCAGCAAGTCAATATAAAGCATACTAAATCTTTTTCTTAACCTATCAATAAACTTCTGGAACTTGAGTTCATCTCTTGTTATCTCAGAAGCGCGACCCAAGGAAAACTGAGCTTCTTGCTCGAGCCTGTTGATGGGGACGTTGAGAGATCGATATAATTTCTTTTGGAAGTAGACGATATCGTCGATCTGCCCGAGGTTTTCCCCTCCTGGTAGGGTTGTAATTTCTGTACCGCGGCCACCTTCTCTACGCGGTAGCCAGAAGTCCTCCAGCATGGAGACCTGGTTATTCGCATCTTTAATTTCTCCTGTCTGTGCATTATAAACCAGTTTATTTCTATACTTGGTCATAATGTTTCTCAGGTATTCTTCAGCCTTACCTTTTGGTAAGTTACCTACGTCAATATAAAAGATTCTGCGTTCAGGTGCTCTCGAAAGCCTGTAGATAACCAAGGAATCTTCCATCATCCTTAATTGGTTTACAGTCTTCATTGCCTTATGAATGTAAGAAGCAACCTGTTTATTGTCCGGCGTATACAGGCCAGATGTTACATATGCAATTGAATCTTTATGAATCTTCAATCCTTGGTTGGCTTTGTTCATCGAGCCATTCTGAAAAAGATAGTATTCACTTACTTTTTTAATAAGCTCGGTACCACTCTGAGGATCTTTATCCTTAGTAACTTCCTTGACTTTTTTAATCTTAAGCGGGTCGATCATACGAAGTTCGACAATACCTGCTTTAGGATTATTTGAGTCAATAATCTTGTGATAGTACACCCTGCCGTCGACATACCATTTGCGGAAAATGTCGTGTCCCTGCCAATTCATGTTTAGCAGTTCGGTGATTTTATCAAATTCATCTCTGATTTTGTTTTTAATAGATGCCGATTGCTTTATACCGTCTAGTACGATTTCAACCGGACTTTCCGTGTCAACTGCAGTAATTGCTTCGTTGACAATGTCTTCAATAGCAGCATCAACTTCTGGTTGACTTGCTGCATCTCTATATCTTACGATTTGTTCATTTTCAGTCTTGGCCTTGCCGCCGTCCATATCAATGTATGCGCCATAATGGCCACCAGCATTTACAACCTGACCGACACCATCGTCGTCAGGTGGTACAAACGAAACTCTCTGAGGTTCGCCGCCTTTCCGTTTAATTTCAAATCCGAAAAACTCTGCCATAGTTCACCTTTCGATTTAGGAGGGACATAACCGCCCCTCCTAATCTATTTATCCATTAAGTAGTAGTGTTAGATTCCCAGTACTGAACCTGAAGTTCAACTGTGAATTCCTCAATCGCGTTTTCCGTATCGTAGGAAAGTTCGATTGCAGACACGTTAGTTGGGAAAGTACCACGGAAGTCATAACGCTTCACCGAGTCGCCGTTCTTATTCAGTTGCTCGACAACCATGTCAGCCTGATATTCGACCGGATCTACAAGACCAGTGTTATTGTTATGCTGGTTGATACCATTCATCCAACGTTCCATAGCGTTACGAACTGCAAAGTCCGTATCGTTAATCACAGTTATAGTCCAAGGTTCAAACGTTCTATCACCAGCAATCTGCAGCTGTCTGCCGCGGAATGGGATAGTGATAGGTGCAATCACCGATGCAGGAAGCTGAGCAGCTTTACACATGAAAGATGTCAGTTCTACGTCGCCGGCTGCGTACGAAGGAAAATTGATCGTCGCTTTGAAGAGGTTAGCGCGGGCTCCGCCACCAACCAGCTTCGACTTGAAGTCATCTACGCCTAAAATTGCCATTGTCTATCCTCCTTAACCTGCGATCTCGTTAAAGTCAACGCCGGTTCGTGTGGCGATGAAATTAAGAGTCATAAAGTTGATTGACCTAGCAGGCTTGATAAAGATGTCGGCTACGAACTCGTTTCTATCGATGACGTCACCAGTGTTATTGGTTTCATCACAGACCACTTTAAAGTCCGTAATACCTCGTCTACCCTTGACTTCTCTCAAGAAAGGCTCGACTAAGTTTCTGAACTGTGCTCTTGTAAATTCATCGTTGAACTCAAAGAGTTGGAACTTAGCGGCAGTTGAGATAGCCTTTTCAAGCACGATAAAGAGGCGTCTTACGTTGATTCTGTCGAAAGCAGAAGGCTTCGATAACAATGTCTTGTCACCGAAAAGGACTGTACCTTCGCCAGGGAATGCAACGACCGGATTGACTCTTGCTTTGTAAAGCGTATCGCGCTCAGCCTGTTGTGGGTTAAAGTTAATTCTTGTGACACCCAGTAATTGACCTCTGTTAAAGCCAGCAGGTGAGAACCACGCATCAGCAACTCTGTCGGTGTTCGCAAGAAGACCTGCAACATGGCCGCTTGAAGGAATATCAACAAGAACGTCGTTGTACTTGTCATATACCTTTGCAGATGTTGAGTCAAGCATTGCGTAAGAGCTTGATGTAAGGTAATCAGCAAATGCCTTCACAAGGTTAGTTCTAGAAGCAGTAGCTGTTCCGCCGCCTACTTCAGTGACTGCAGTATGTGCGCCAGGGTTAGTCGTAAAACCAACCGGAGGTGAGATCACTGCAACTGCATCCTTACGTGCTTCACAGATTGCAATCATATCATTTGCGATAGCAACACAATCAGCAGAAGATCCACCAATTGCTTCATCCAGCGGAGGAGCAATCAGGATGTTAACGTCGTAAGTTGATGCGTCTTGTACTGTGTCAAATCCGCTTTGGATTTCACCGGCAGTATATGCATCATCGTCAGTACCGCCTGTTAAGCTATGGTCGATAGCTGTACCACCATCGCCGTCAAAGACTTTGGAAGTAGCTTGTGCTGACATTGCAATACCTGCGTCTGTAAGACCGGTATCGTGATCCATCCACCAAACATACTGAGATGATCCGTTGATCACATCCTTGTAGAAGTTGTTGGTGCCGTTTTCGTTTTTAGCGTCAGATGCCTGTGAAACGAAAGCAAATCTTTCGAGTACTGTGTTAGCAGTACCGGTCCAAAGACCGTCTTCGTCGATAACGACGATATGCATTTCGTCAAGTGCGCCTGTTACGCCTAAGTTAGTTGCGAATGTTGAAGTGCCAGGAGCGGCATCGAATTCGCCTGCGTACGCCCAGCTGGCAAAGCCGCTGCTTGTACACATACTCACTTTGAGTGAGTTGCCCAAAGAACCGGGCCATTTTGCTGCCCATGGACCGACAGTAGCCTGTCCAGAAGCATAGCTTTGGTTGTAAGAGTTTGGTGAAGCAATCTTAACAGCTGTACCAGTTGAAACGGCGTTTGTTGCGCCGGTACTGGCTCTAACAACTCGAAGATCATTACCGTACTGAAGGAAAGCAGCCGCGGTAAAGTAGCTCGTGTTATTAGTTGTGTTAGGAGTTCCAAACTTTTCAGCCAAGCTATTTTCAGAGGTGACCTGAGTCGGTACTCCCATCGGACCCCATGAGAATGCACCCACGAAGCAAGCGATAGAAGAGGAGACTGCAGGAACCACGTTAGTGAGATCTACCTCACGTACGCGTACACCTGGAGATACTTGGAAGCTCATTTTTCTTTCCCCTTGTTACATTAAAAGTTTATCATAATACGGTATGTTCACAATATTATTTATAAATAAATCAGTCCTAGTAAAGATCGGTCTCGGCTGTGGTCTTCCACACATCGCCGTCAATAATCTCTTCAGAATCGTCTTGATCTACCGGCATAAAACCAACCGGTGTAAGTTCTTCTTCAAGAGCTCTCATCTGGTCAGCATATAACATATCTTTGACATTGATGTCTGTCATTTCTGCAAAGAACCATGTCGTTGCAAAATAACCAAATAGCACTAAGTTCATAACCAAGTCATCATGGTTTCCGCCTTCGGCCTCATAACTCGTACCTTTTGCTACAAAAGTTGATAGTTCCATGATTGTGTCGGCATCTACAATCTCAAGCTTGAAGTTTTCGATAAAGTCTTTGGCATTTGAACAGCCAATTCTCTTGACTTTCTTTGTCATCATAATACCAAGCGAGTTTGCTTTGACGGTTGACTCGACATATACGTTTTCATACTCAAGATCATAGTACAGGCCATTACATACAACTGCACCCTGATCATTTGACTCTACAACCACATAAGCATCGTTGTACGTTTTCGCATATTTATAGATAATATCAGGGAAGAGTAATGGAGAGATAGTATTGTCGCGATACACAGCAACCTGTTTAAACGGGCGAGAGCTTATATCGATCACATTAAATGTAGAGTAATCCTGTCCTCTTCCCTTCGCAACATCTACAAATATCATATACTTACACCCGTCAGCCGGCTTTGAATATACTGCTACTGACTCATGTCGATATATTGGGGGTTTTGCAGAAAGCTGCAGCAACACGTTACCTTGAATAAGCGTATTGCCTGTTCCATGGAAGTTGTTACCAAACTCCTGATCAAACTGGAGTTCAGAAGTATTAGCTATTGTTTGTTCTTTCCACGCTTCATCTCGTCCTGGCACGTCATACCAGTCGATTCTAAACGGCACATACTCGTTTGTTTTTTGGACTGCGCCTTCCCATAGTTTGTGGAATACATTTCCAACACCATTTGCGGTGGATGTGATAATGACTTTTGTGTCTGTACCTGAAGACACCACTGGATATGTTGAGGTGTAAAACTCTGATGCGTTTTCGACGAATGCGAACTCGTCGAGGAATAGCAAGTTGACAGACATACCTCGGATACTGGACCCTGAGGTAGCAGCAGCGATAATCCTACTATTATTACTGAATTCAATGTTGCCTTTATTTACAATTTTACAACCCGGTTGAAGAAAAAATGGCAAGTTTTCTAATGCAATTTGGATTCGTGCAAGCATTTCTCTTGCAGTTGCACCTTTGTTTGCGAGGATTGCAATTGTCTTTTCGGGATTGAAAATAGCATACCACAGAATGTAAACCACCGAACTGACTGATTTACCAGACTGACGACATGCTAGGACAATGCTAAACCTATTAGTATTGAACTCCTTAAACATCTTTTCCTGATAAGGATAAAGATCAAAAGGTACAAGGCCTTCATCGAGTGAAATGATTTTTACATACTTACGAGCAAAGTGAACGGGATCTCGCATACACTTTGCATATTCAAATACTTCTTCTTGAGTCCATTGCTGTTCTACTCCATCCCTTTTGATTTGAGGATTTCCTAGGTAGCCAAACTCACTATTCTTGAGGGACGACGTCAATAGTTTTCTCTTTTGTTTTCGCTTTATCAATTAACATCCGCTGCAAATCTGTAGTAGATCCAACGAATACATTATTTTGTGTCATACTATTAGGAAGAGATAATTTATCATGTTCAATGTCTTTTTTATCTTTTTGTAGTTTCATGAGCTTTTCAACAACATCTGAGTTTTGCCTGATTGCGTTCGACAAAACCTCAAAAGCTCGAGGGTGTTCGCTTTCTCTTGCGAGATCTAAAAGCAGGTCTATACCTTCTTGGCCTTTTTCTGCTAGGTTATAAAGACTCGACCTAATAAAGTCGTAGTCGTCTTGTATTTCTTTTTTACTCATTAGAATACTAAGTCAGTAACTTTGGTGACTGTGCCGAAAGCACCAGACGTGCCACCCGTTACGACGTCTCCTATAATAAAGTTTGAATCCAGGTTAGTGAGTTTTAGAGTCGTACTGTTGTTAGTAATATTGGTTTGCTGTGCCATCTGCGCCGTAGAACCTGTAATGGAACCGGTGATTGTTTCGTTTGTTGTAAACGTCGCAGTGCCTGAAGTTGAAATGTCAACCTGCTGAAACTCCGGAACATCAGGGAATGAATATGTGTTTGTTACTACATAGGTGTCTTCGGGACCAGCACCTGATGGGTTAGTTGTAGTTGTTACCTTTTCAATCAGAGCGTTTGTATCCTGATCAACAAAGTCTGATATCACTGTTCTGATAAATCCAGAAGAAGACTTAGGACCATAGAATCTTACACGAGTTTCAAAGTCAAGTGAATAGATGATAGCTCTTCTTGAAGTAAAGTCACCTTCATAGTCATCATTCATAGTTACACTTGTCAATGTAATCGGAACGTCGTGCTTAAAGTTGTTTGAGGTTTCATTGATAGTAATAGTGTATTCTGGTTGAAAGTAAGGAAGAATCTGTTCAAGGATTTGTAGTGCCTCATCTTGATTCTTAGTAATTACATTCAATTGAAATCCCATACGATATGGAACAGGCCCGAGATACTTATCACGCATGTTTGTAGTTGAAGAAGTAACTCGCTGTGTAGTGCTTTTTGAAAGCTTTGTGTTTGTATCATATGTGAGAGATGTGATCTCAAACGACATCCTCGGTAACTTTATTCCAATGTTAGGATCATCAAGGTTAGGTCTGGACTCAATACGGGACAAAAACTTCTGTCTTGGGCCGTATGCTAACGGTACACGAGAGGATGATAGAACTTTATTATTCGCATCTCTTTTAACAACACTAATGTTATTGAACAGCGTACCAAACACTGCAACCATGCTGCGAATTGATTTATGATAAAAATGATCTGTAAACATTAGTAAGTCTCACTTGGATCGCCGAATGGGTTTGTTTCACTGAAGTCAATAATGGAATCTGCCTCTATTTCAAATTCACGGTTATCGCCGATGTCGTCATTCATAAACGCTGTTGAATCTGTGGTGTTAATATCATGAACAACTTGAATTTGCCATGTTTGACTATCGCCTGTAGCTACCATGTTACCATTGACTGTAAACTCTCGAACTGTAGAGTCGGTACTTCCAACTTGCACCAAGTCAACTTTAGTAACTGTTGCTTGTCTATCTACCCTTGCGACTTCGGCAGTTACGCGAATAGGATCGTTATTAGCATCTACGCCAAACTGTTGGTACACGTCTTCGCCGATAACGGGATTTCTTCCACCGTGCGCGATGGTCAATGTAATTGACGGTGCAAACGAAGCTTCGAAGTTGTCGATACCTGCAATACCTGTATCGAAGTTCTCGCCGTTGTATTCGAAAGTCTCACATTCGAGCTTGTATGTAGGCAGGTTGCTCAATTGATAAAACGGAAGCTCGTGTTCTACAAACTTAATTTCAAACATGGAATTTGAAAGAGGTAGGAATAACAGGTCTCCTTCAAGAGGCCGGTCGCTGTTTACGTTATTATTGTAGATACCGATAAGCTGTTCCCACCTACGTCTCGATACGATAAACGTAGCCTGGTCACGAACTTCTAATCCAAACTTTCCGAGCAGGTCGCCTTCACCGGCAAATCCTTCGGTATTCTCAATGTACATTTCAATATTGTACGCGTCAACAAACCGTGAATAGTCTTCATTCATCAGTTCATCAACGGTGATTTGCTCGCGAGGAATGTACATGACGTCTTGCCCGTACATCTTTAAGGATTCAATTACCAGATCTTCGTAAAGAAATTGTTCCTGTTTGTTTTTCGCCGAAAAGTAAACATTAGTTGGCATCACTTACCCCATGTAAAAGTTTGGAGGCTGTTCATACTTAAGTTGCATTTCCTCTTCAATTTTTTCGATTTCGCCTTTGGCGTCTTCCATAATCTGACGACCGCTAATTGTTACGCCACCTGGCAACTGCATACCTTCAAACTTTGAAAGGTTCATGCCCCATTGTAGCTTAATCAGTGCGGTCAAATATCTCTTGAGAAACATGTCATTGTACACGTCGGCAAAGCTTGCAGGATCTACAAGGCGATAACATTCTACGATAACATAGTTTCCTACTTTTAATTCGTTTTCCCAGTCACAGTCAATATAAAGCCTGTTCATATGGCGATTGAAACGTACGTGCTCATGGCCATTTAAGATCAGGTCAAGTGTACGAAGGTATTGCTGTGTCTGGTAATAAGTTGTGATTGCAGTCCCCGAACGAAGACTATACATGTCGTTCAGGTGGATCTGGTACTTGACGTCGAACATATTGATTGTCGAGTTCTCGTCGTCAAGTGGAAAAATTCTTTGAACTGTAGTGATTGCATCTGGAATATCAATGTACTCATTCGTCACATCAGTCTGCGTAATCTCATGCTTAAGGTATTCCTTATAGATCGCATCTGAATGATATTCCTGGTAAAACTGCAAGGCCTCGTCTGTGCGATCATCAAGCTGATCGTCATCGACATTGATCTCGATCACTGGATGGCCGAGGGCTCTCAAGCAGTAATCAATCAGCTCTTGTCTTGTTGTAGGTTTGGCCATTAAAAAAGTCCCAGAAATAAAGTTGTTCTGAGACTATTTATAAGTTTTAAGAATTAAGCAACTCGTTTAATCCAAGCATGAGTAGCTCGACCGGCAATATTATCTGCTGCCCCTGCATTTGCTGGAAACCGAACATGACTGTTGTCATCTTCACCAATAAGGGCATAAGTATCATAAGGAGCACTATCATCGGTATTAGCATTGTGTCTAAAAATAATTTGATCACCGACTGCGCATTGGACTATCGTGTGATTGTATTCCATTGCGTCACTACTATCATTTGAACCATTGTAATGCCTGTGATGAGAAGATGAAATTACTTCTTCACTTCCACCACTTGGTGCGCGAGTAATAATTGCAGTAGTGTCTCTTAAGTTATGACTGACACCAGTAACACCAATATAGACTTGATAATATACTTCATAGTAACCAGCTACTGGAATATCAAATCGTTGATTGGTTGTATTTGCAACACTACCGTAAGTGTCAATATCTGAAGAATCAAATCGGCATCTATGCCAGGATTGCTCAGTAAAATCATGGAACGCTGTTGACATATATAGGTTTGCAATAATAGGTTTTGCTGGTGTAATTACACCATTATTAGCTAATGTTAAAGCATTTTGACCTGTTGCTGTTTGGATTGCACCTACTCTTAAAGTACTCATTGCGCAATCTCCATTAACGTAATACTTGCATTAGTTGATTCCAATTCGCTATTATCATAATTCCACCATAATCCATCTCCTGCGCTATGATTATATCCCATCCAGGTATATGTAATAGCAGATGTAGTGGCAGGTGAATCCAAATAATTAAGACATAAAGAGTTGCCTGCCCAATCTGAATCATCTGAATACATTGCTTGAAGAACAAGATCGGTTGATCCTCTTGTGACCTTATATCCGATTGTTGTAGCACTTCTCTGCAAAGATGATCCACTACACATAATCATGATTTTACTTGAGGAAAATTTAGGAGTAATGGTTCCCGTCATTAAGCTTGTCCAAGTTGCTGCAGTGTTAACTGCTACTTCAGTATCAGTGACTGCCTGTACGACCTGAATCACATGGCCAGGTGCATGCAAAACTTGACTAGATGGTACCGAAACTGTAGTTCCGGTTTGTGCTTGAATTGT